CCTTAACGCAATATTCGAGTCCGTCCGGGATGTGACATTCGCCGAAGGGGGGGACTGTATAGCTCACACCTCCGATTTTGAACTTCAACTCGATGTCAGACAGACTAACGAATTTTGCCATTTCCATATTAGGTACTCGAAACGTTCAACCGCACGCCGCAGGTGTTCGGTCGGTCGACCACCAGCTGACAGGTTGCAAGAATCTCAGCGCGCTCGCTGGGACCATTCTTCGCGAGCATCTCGTAAACGAACCCGAGCGGAACTTCGCCGAAGCCGTCATCAGCCTGAACTCCCAACTGGGGCAGAGCAGACATGTTCGAATCGGGGAGGTACTGCAGCGAAACGTGGTTCGTGTTGATGTAGTAGATCGTCTCTGCGGTCGCGTCCTTGTCCTTCATAAACATAACGCCGTCAACCTCGAGCGCCTGGAAACCGAACTCCAGACGGACCGGACCTCGAGCGGTCATAACGTTGTCGACCTGACGACGGGTCGCATCAAACAGCCCACCGACCTTGTTGAAGATCGCAGGCGAGCACATCGCAACGTCGGGGTTCTCGCCGCACTTCACATAGATGGCTGCGAGATCCGACCGGATCTGCGAAAACGTCGGGGCCGTCGGAGAACCGGGGTCCACCACGGTCGGCTGGAAGTAGGTCGAAGTACCACGAACAATCGTCGCGTAGGTATTCGCGTCATCGCCAATGGCTTCGTCGAGACCGATAATGCTTCCTGGGCCACTGCCGCTATAGCATTCCGAGTTCAGAAGTGAGGCGAGAGCCGCTGCTCCGTTCACGACCTGACGAGCCCAGAGCAACCGGTTCCCCAAAGGAGAGTCGGACGTGCGAGCCGCATCCATCGCGAGCTTGGTCACATGCAGGTTTGCTCGATACAAACCCCATCCGAGAACCGCCGACTCCTGAGCGTCGCCGGCGAAGTTGGCAGCATCGTCGCCCTCAGAATACTGCTCGGTGAGCTGCCCATCAGCCTCGGGCACCCATGCTACGTTTTTACCCTCACCAGCAACGATCGGGAGAAGCTTCAGAAGCCCAACCCGTCGATTGATTTGGCGGACCACATCACCGCGGTACGCCTGGGCAAGGGTGATAAGATCCAATTCAACAAAATCGTCTGCCATTTTAGTTTAACCTGAATAAGTGCCCTGCTTGGGCGGTTGATTGCAGGGCAAATGCCCCAGTCATTACTGACTATGTTAGTTTCTTGTTTTGTTTCATATACGCAGCCGCCTCAGCCGCACGCCGAATCTTTTCGGCATCGTTGACAGCGGGCTGGTCGTATTTCGGTAGCCCGCCGGCTGTTACCTGGCGACGGACTTGTGGCACGGGGGGAGCCCCTGCCGTAGGAGGAGCCGGCAAGAATGCCGCAGCCTCTCGAGTTTTGAGGAACGCCTGAACACCGTCTGTGAGGGGGAGTTCGATATCCTCTTCGGCCAGTCCGGGGCTGGGAGCCCTGCGAGACTTGAAGAGGGGAGTGCCGGCTTCGTCGAAGGTGATAACTCCCTTCGCCTTGTACAGATACTCCGTAACCATATCGACCGCCTCGGGGCGGACGTGTTTGGCGAGAGCGGAGCGCAGTTCTGCCATGGCCGCAACGTCACGCTGCTTCTGCTCGGCAGCGATCTGGGCCGCTTGGGCTTTCGCGTAATTGTCCTTCAGTTCGGTAAGTTGAGCCTGGAGGGCTGCAACCTCGGGGTCTACCTTGCTCTTCTTCTTGACCCCCGACTCGTCGTCGGAAGAAGGCGGAGGAGCTGTAAGCTTCTCCTTGAATGGAGCAATTGCTGCCTCGACAGCAGCGGTTACTTCTTTGGCGAGTGAGCGCTTGATATGAGAACTCACCACTTGGTTAACGAGCTGAGACAGTTTTACGGGATCAGTTGAATCGCTCTGATCAGCGGTCGGATTCTGGTCGAGATCCGGATTCTCGTTCGGCATTTGATCCTCCATACGTCAAAGGCCGTCCCTGACGCGGAAGTGCAGCCCGAAGGCTGTTTGGTTGTGACGGTTTAGAAGTAAATAATGAGCGGGGCGACCGTCGTTTCGTCCGCCACTATGGTGTGAAAATTAATTGGATGATGCTCACCGTCTTTGCACGGGAGCGTGTCGGTAAATCCGCCTTCGTAAATCACGGACAGATTTCCATCGCTGTTTGCACGAACTTCGCGACACCCGGGGATGTGAATATTGGTGGTGCCGAATTCAAGGGCGCCATCATCGTCAGCCTGGATGGGAATCTCGATCGAGTCCACCGTCAGAAACGCGGCGGTCGTCTCGAGCACCTCGCCCCCATCGGCATCCGTGAGCTGGAGCTCTTCGGAGATGGTTCGACCGTCCCAGTTCGTACCGGTCACCACAATTGGATCGACAATGGCGTAGGCGCCCACAGCAGCAGCTGAGGTCACAGTCACGTTATGTGGTAGGATGAGACTACCGCCCAGTGCGCCATTCAGATCGTTACCGGTAAGCGTGGTCGGGCTCTCATCGTCGGTCGCCAAAGAGGTGACGATCGAGTCAGCATCGGACAACGCATCCGGGAGCGTCGCAGTACGCGGCGAAGGTTCGTTACTGGTTAGGGCGGGCAGAGCCATTCAATGAAGCTTTCGGTTGCGAGGCCGACTTCATGGCCGCCTTCGCTTTAAGTGGTTCGGTTTCGGCTTTCGCCGTTGACTCTTTGGCCTTAGCAGTTAGTGCGTCAGCCTTAGCAATGTTACCGTCCGCCGTCACCGTGGCGGGATCGTGCGGGATGAAGTCCATCTGCTCGGAGGCTTCACGCAGCTCTTCCCGAATTGCGGCCTTCGTATTGGCCTCGAGTTCAGGAAAGAGGGCCATCGCAGCCTTTGTGTTGGCTTCGCGATGAAACGTTTTACTCGGGATAGCCAGATTCTTGGCCATCTGAAGATTTGCCAACAACTGGCTCGCAGTGGCGACGTCGAAGCCACTGAAGCCCTCGACCGACCACTCGAGATCACTTCCACGACCCTTCGAGATGCGTTCAAACATCTCTTCGATCGCTTCGGAAATTATCTTTCCGTACGCATTGAGCATGATCCGGGTGGCTGCGGTATCGATCTCTTTGCTATCCGCACTACGACCGACGGTATCGGCGTTGTTGTCCAGACCTTGAGCCATCTGGTGGACGATCCGATAGATCTCGTCTCGCTGAGACTCAACCTCTCGACCGATCACGTCGAACGGTGCGAGCGGAGGAGCAGACCACTCCATCTTTTCGTTGAGTCCAATTCTGATGTAGTAGCCGGCGCCGTGCACGGGAACGCTATCGTCGTTCTCGAGGTGGTATACCGGCATCGCGTAGCAGGTACGGCGAATGAGCCATCCGAGCGCAGAGGACATACGGAAGTGCTCAATCTGAGGGGACATACAACGTCCCATGACCCACATTCCATCCGGAATTGAAAGGGTCATAAAGGGAACGAAGTTGAACCCGTGAGACGCCCTTACAGCGGGCACTTCAGTGTCTGCTGTCGGACGCTTGTTCTCCTCGTAACGAAGCTCAAAAATGTCGACGTAGTCTTCGTAGTAAATTCGCCAGGTCTCAACGATCACCGGATCTGAACCGGGAAGCTCGCGAACCTTGGTCTTAGTATACAGCTTGATCCACCGATACGAACCGTCTGCGTTCTCATACCAGTCGGTGAGTTCTGCTCGGTTCACTGCCCGAAGGGTGATGCGGTTCAGGCCACGCTCTTCTGCCTCGGCAAGGTCCGCTGGAGGAATACCCTCATCACTCGGCTTCTGGAACAGCCAGTGTGATTTCTGGGTAACGAGAGCTTCCGTTGTCCGCTCCCGCATGAAGTCGCAGATGTCTACGTCTCCCCCGACGTCTTCCTGAAAGTCCTTGTAGAACTTATCAGGATCGGTCGTCTGACCAGACCCGGGGCTCTTCGCTCGAACGGCAAAGGATCCGGAGAACAACCAGCTTACATAGTAGTCAATGATTGCTCCTACGTAGGAGCGATAATTGGCTTCCTTTTTCCTGGTCTCGTACAGCTGGTCCGCTTCCTGGGGATTCTGAGGGAGAAAAAGACCCACATTCTTTGCAAAGTCTTGCCCACCCCGATAGAGCGCCCCCATCTTGGTCCACTCGGCAAGTTCGTACTCGTCGTGTTTTGTGTCGAGATATTTAAGGAGCAAGTACTAAAACAATCCCAAGGGCTTTTGACCGAGGCCGCGCGGAAGCTTCTTGGCTCCAAGCGGATCGAACGCAGCTGCTAACGCGTCAACTTGGTCGTCGTGGGTATCGGATACGCCGGTGAAAGACATGACTTCGGAAAGAAACGTATCGAGCCACGGGGCGCGCGCCGGAAGAAGCACGTCCCCGCGTGACCATGCTGCGGCCACCGCCTGAGCTCGAACAAACTTGTCGGTGTTCACAACCTCGGCGGTCACCGGAACCCCCGCGTTGCGAATGAACGGAACAACCGACTTCTCGACACCGCTCACGTACCAGAACACCCGCGCACTACGGTGAACAGTGCGGAGGTTTAGAATGTGGCTAGTAAAGGTTTGGGCGTCGCACTGCTTACGAACGACATCCAAAACATAGAATTTTTTATCGTCTCCCAGTCCGATTACTACCGCGACGGAGTAGTCAGAGTGGGTCTTCTGCGTGTAGGCCAGGTCGAGTCCGATGGCTTTACCCTTAAAGGACTCGGGTCAGTCATCGTAGGTATGGATACCGCTGAAGAGCGCACCGCCTCTGGGGCGTGGTGCTCCCATATAGAGCGCCGCCCAGTCGTATTCGCCAACCTCTCGTCGGATCTCGTTGAGATCATCGATCGAGAAACGTTCAGGCCATAGGGCCTCGCCGTCCGGTGTGATGGCCGGGAAGTTGTAGTACTTCCACCCCGGCATATCTTTCAGGTGACCAATGAGGTCATCCGGATGCCAGCGAGTATGGGTGATACAGATGCTACCACCCGGTTCGAGACGGGTACGAGCAACCGATCTCCACCAGTCCTCGATATTCTCTCGGATGGTGGCCGATTCCGCTTCAGCGCGACTGCGATACGGGTCGTCAATGACAAGTAGGCTGATACCGAAGCCGGTGAGGGGACCCTCAACGCCAACGGCCATGAGCCCACCGCCCTGAGTGGTGCGCCATTCGTGGGCGGCCTTACTGTCCGTAGAAAGCTGGCCTCCGGCCCTAAGGAAGTACTCGCGGATGGTACGAGACTTACTCTCGGCCATCTTGGCGCCGTAACCGGCGTAGGCAACCAGTTTGGTTGGGTTGTCTACGAGGTAGCGAGCGATGAGATGAAACAAAAGATCGCTCTTCCCGTGTCGGGGAGGAGCTGATATGCAAATGCGTTGCTTGCCTTTGCCCAGGCAAGCCTCAAGATCTTGGAGTGTATCGAGGAAATGATCCGGACGCGTATACGTCGGGTTTACTTTGACGACAAAGTCGAACAGGTCCTCATCAACCGACGAGACCGTCTGTAACTCAGCCAGCTTTTTCCTGGCGAGATCTCTCAGAATGCTCAATCGGTATCGTTGTCCGTAACCGCCTTAAGTTCCGGCGTATTTACACCGACCATTAGGCTGAGTACCTGTCGAAATACGGCGGGAGGGAGATTCGCTTCGAAGCGAGCGATCATCTCGGAGTGATCCCTCTCAACTTCGACCTGAACCTTCTTGTTGAAGGCCTTCCGCTGCTTTTCCAGCCACCACTTCGCGTCCTCTTTGCTGATCGTATTCTTCTTCGGATTATCGGGATCCGGAGGAGGGATGATCGCATTAACCGCGCGGCATTCCGCTAGGTCGAAGGCCTGATCGACGTCTTCGGCGAACTGGGCCAGATGAGGATCTCCCTCTTTGCCTTTCTGCATCCAGGCGTAGAACGTCGCTCGCGGGATCCCACACGCGCCGGCAGCTGCCTCGGGACGATGCCCTTCGGCGATCAGCTGAACGATCTTATCGTGTAGTCCTCGCGTGTAACGCTTGGGGGGCGGTCCGACAGATTGCCCGTTATACGGGTGCTGATAATCTTCGGACGAAATCCCCGGTCTCGCGCTGAGCAAGCCAGGAGGGAGGAGCTTATTCACTTAAAAACAAGGCGGAAGCGACAGTCACCCGTCAACCGGTCAGGGGAGGGGGCAGAACAGCACGCACGGTATCAACTGGAGAAAGTAACCAGGCCGACTGTGCTTCCTACCTATTATTAGGACGTGGCCGATTTGACCCCTAATTCTCCGCGATACTCAACGTTTGTCTAACAAATTCGGCTATTTCACTATTCGAATGCGAGAGGAGCGCCGTGATATTGATCCACCAGTGTTCACCGCCTCTTTT